AACTGTAGTTGATTATTTACAGGAGATAGTAAGGTCAGTTAGTAATCGTTCTTTTCAAATAAAAAATGCAATTGAGTGGAGAAAATTCGAGGCTGGAATTTGATATTATAATTCACAAGAAAGATGATGTTTACTCTCAGATTGAATGTGAAAGAAGTATTACAAAAGAATTAAACGAATATTTTAGTTTTGAAGTGCCTGGGGCAAAGTTCATGCCTAGTTTCAAGAATAGGCTCTGGGATGGAAAGATTCGATTGTTCGACATACGGAATAACCAAATTTACGTTGGGTTATCCGAATATATCTACAAATTCGCTACAGCAAAAAAATATACTATTAGTGGTGGGGTGAGAACTCCTCTGGAAATCGATGTAGTCACAGTACAATCATTTATAGATGGTTTAAAAAGTACTGTGACTATTAGAGATTACCAGCTTGATGCAGTACAGCATTCTATTAGAAATGGTAGATGTATACTGGTCAGTCCTACAGCTAGTGGTAAAAGTTTTATTATCTATATACTAATTCGATATTATCAACAAATATTGGAAAACTCTCACATACTATTATTGGTTCCACGATCCTCATTAGTGGAACAAATGTATACTGATTTTCAAGATTATGGATGGGACTCTGAGAAGTACTGTCACAGAATCTATGCAGGAAAAGACAAGACTTCCCCAAAACTTGTCCATATATCCACCTGGCAGTCCATATATCAACTCCCAAAGAAACATTTTGAAAAGTATAAGGTTATCATCGGTGATGAAGTACATACTTTTGCAGCTAAATCTCTCAAGACAGTAATGCACAAGACAACAGATTGTCCTTATAAAATTGGACTAACAGGAACACTTGATGATGCTGAAAGTCATCATTTAGTACTGGAAGGATTGTTCGGCTCAGTCAAGAAGGTTACTACCACAAAACAGTTAATGGACAGTAAACAAATCTCCGATTTAAAGATTATAGGAATTGTCTTGACTTATTCAAAGAAAGAGTGTATAATAAGAGACTATAATAAAGAAATAAAATTCATAACAGAGCATCCTCAACGGAATAATCTGATTAGAAATTTATGCATTGATTTAAAAGGAAATACATTAGTCCTTTTTTCGTTAATCAAACATGGACAGTTATTATACGAACTCATAAAGGAGAAGGCTAATGCCGATAGGAAAACTTTTTTTGTGTTTGGAGGAACAGATTCAAGCACAAGAGAAAATATCAGAAGAATCGTTGAAACAGAACGAGATGCCATCGTGGTCGCCAGTTTTGGCGTATTTAGTACTGGTATCAATATTAGGAATTTGCATAACATCATTTTTTCTAGCCCTTATAAAAGTCGTATCCGAAACCTACAATCTATAGGTAGAGGATTACGAACACATGAAAGTAAGGTAACTGCTAAGCTATATGATATTGCAGATAACTTTAATAATAATAACCATACGATAAAACATTTTATTAAGCGTATTGGTATCTATAATCAAGAAGAATTTGATTATGAGATAATAAAAATTAACCTAAAATAAATTATGGAAAAGGAAAAAAAAATACATTATGTTGATAATAAATTATTTTTTGCAGAAATGGAAAAGTGGAAAACAGATATTGAAGAATCTGATGAGGTCGATGATCTTCCACCAAAAGTTACAGAATACATGGGCGAATGTTTTTACAAGATTGCAACCCATTTATCTTTCAGACCCAATTTTATTAATTATACCTATCGTGAGGAAATGATAGGAGATGGCATAGAGAATTGTATTAGATATGCAAAGAATTTTAATCCAGAGAAATCTAAAAATCCATTTGCATATTTTACTCAAATAATATATTATGCTTTCATTCGTAGAATAACGAAGGAAAAGAAACAAACAGCCATTAAGCAGAAAATTATTGATAATACAGCAACAAAAACTTATGATGTCATGGAAGGTGATGACGATATTTACGCAAACACCTACATGGAATTCTTACGAGACAATCTCGCTGAGAAAGAAATAACTAAACCTAAACGAAAACGATCCAAAAAAGGGATTGAACATTTTATAGAGGAAGAATTAAATGAAAACGAAATTTGAAGATTATGTCGAACAAGTTGATAGCTTGATTAGAGACTATACTAAAAAACTCCACCAAACTGAATTAGATCTTATTGAAGAATCTATAGAGAATTCACCAGCCGGAACAGGCAGGATGGATTTTTGGTTAGAGGACATAGTTGATAGTGAACAGATAACAAGGCACTGTGCCAGTGAGTAAAATAGCAATAATTACTGATACACATTTTGGCGCAAGGTCAGACAGTTTGATTTTCAATGAATTCTTTTATGACTTCTATGAGAATCAATTTTTCCCATATCTCAAAAATCATCCTGAGATTACAACCTTTCTACACATGGGCGATTGTCTAGACCGCAGAAAATATATTAATTATAACATAGCTAAGGATTTTAGAGAAAGGTTTATCACAGGATTGGATGAACTTAATATACCATGTCATTTTATAATAGGCAATCATGACATATATTACAAAAATACCTTAGAAGTAAATTGTTATGATGAATTAGGAATGCCTAAGAAATCAACCATATATTCTGAACCAACTGTAGTTACGATAGATGGTTATGATATAATGTTTATTCCATGGCTGACACCAGATAGTGTATCATCATTTACAAAACTTGCTGAAAATCCAGGCGTTCAAGTTGCATTTGGACATCTGGAAGTATCGGGATTTGAAATGCACTCAGGGGTTATGTCTCAAACAGGAATCAGTAAAACCATTTTCAACAAATTTGATATGGTGATGTCTGGACATTTTCATAAACGATCTAATGATGGTCACATATACTATCTTGGATGTCCCTATGAGATGACATGGGCTGATTGTGATGATCCAAAAGGTTTTCATGTGTTCGATACTGAAACCAGAGAGCTTGAATTCATACCAAATGAAAGAAACATCTTTGAGAAAATTCATTATAATGATAAAACTACAAATTACAATGAATTAGAGGTATCAAAGTATGACCAAAAGTTTGTAAAAGTATTTGTAGAAAATAGAGATGACTATTATGCTTTCGATAAATTTCTGGATAGACTTTATAATGATATTTCTGTACACGACTTAAAAGTGATCGAAGATTTCAGCGATTTATCTGTAGATTTTGTCTCTGATGATATTGTAAAGGAGTCACAAGATACATTATCGTTGCTGGATAGATATGTTGATGACATACCCACAGATTTAGATAAGGAAAGAATAAAAACTAAATTAAAATCACTTTATATTGAGGCAGGTGATATAGAACTATGATAAATTTTAAATATGTGAAGTGGCGAAATTTCCTTTCTACAGGAAATATTGCTTCTACTGTTAGACTTGATAAAGAAACGACAACTCTCATTATTGGTGATAATGGTGCAGGGAAAAGTACTGTACTTGATGCACTCTGTTTTGTCCTGTTTGGTAAAGCATACAGACCCATAAAGAAAGCTCAATTAGTCAATACTATAAACCAGCGTGAGTGCGAAGTAGAGATAGAGTTTCAAATCGGTACTAATCAATTCAAAGTTATTCGTGGAATCAAACCTAACAACTTCCAAATTTTTAGGAATGGTAAAGAGTTTGACCAAGATGCCCACTCCAAAGATTTCCAGAAAATCCTAGAAGAACAGATACTAAAGTTGAACTATCGGTCATTTACTCAGGTGGTAATATTAGGCTCTTCTTGTTTCATACCATTTATGCAACTTCCTACAAGCCATCGTAGAGAAGTCGTTGAGGATATACTAGACATCAAAATATTTTCAATTATGAATCTACTCTTAAAACAACACTTTAAATCTACTGCTCTAGAAATTTCTGAATTATCAGTAGATAACAGACTTAACGAACAGAATAAAAAACTACAACAAAATCATTTAGGAAATATTGAGGAAACATCTAGTAAGAGAATAAAAGGACTAAGTGTAGAAAAAGAAGAATATCAAACTGATTTGGCCACAAAGGCCATAAAAGTGAGTGAATTGGAAGAAAAAATAACAAACCTGATTCATGCAGGTGGCGAGTATGATAAGATGTCTACCTTAAAAATTCTGATGGAATCTAAGAAAACACATACTGAAAAGAAGATAAATTTCTTCAATGAGAATAGCGATTGTGATGTTTGTGAACAACCCATTGACCAATCATTTAAAGATGTTAGAGTAGAAGAATTAGGGTCTAAAGTTGAAGAATATGATAACGCTCTAGGACAAATGAAAATTGAACTGGACAAAATGAATTCCAGTATTAATGAGATGAATACACATTCCAATACTATAAATGGACTGAAATCTGAGATAAGAAGTATCACAGGACTCTTAGAACGCTGTCAGAACGATTTAGATACTTTAAGTGTGGAAAAGGATAAGACAGACAAAGTTAAAGAACAAATTGCAGAACTTGAAGTAAAGCTTAAAGAAACTGATGATAGAATAAAAGAACTCAAGCAAGAGAATTTCTATCTTGAAATCTGCAAGAATTTGTTGCATGATACAGGTATAAAGTCAAAAATAATTAAACAGTATCTTCCTGTGATGAACCAAACGATCCAGAAGTATTTGGGGATTCTGGATTTTTATGTGAACTTTACCCTCAACGAGCAGTTTGAGGAAACAATCAAATCAAGGTATAGAGATGACTTCTCATATGCCTCATTTTCAGAAGGTGAGAAGATGAGAATTGATTTAGCTCTAATGTTCACTTGGAGAGAGATTGCAAGGTTGAAGAATTCAACTAACACAAATCTCTTAATTATGGATGAAGTCTTTGACAGTAGTTTAGATGCTACTG